CTCCGAGGGGCCGGTGGGGTGGCGGCGGAACTCGATGCCGCCGCCGATGGTCCAGCGCTTCAGGAGGTCGCCGGTGACCGGGGTGATCCATCCCCAGCCGCCGAGGAACCCGTCGGCGTTCTCGACGAGGCTGACGAGCTCGCCGGGCTCGGTGTCGCGCTCGACCTCGAGCTGAAGCATGTCGAGGGGGTTGAAGAGGGTCATCCGTTGCTCCGTTTCACGACGATGTACTTGGTCCGGGCGCCCTTGCCGAGGGCGACGTCGGCGGCGGCGAGGACCCGCTTGCCGAGGAGGATCTGGTCGACGGCCTCGGCGGTCAGGACGATCTCGAGGCGCTCGTTGCGGGCGGCCTCGGTGGCGCGGTGGGTGACGTACACCTCGAGCGGGTCGAGGCGGCCCAGGGACGCCGTCTCCCGGCGGCCGCCCTGGCCGCCGCCGGCGGTGCCGCCGAGGGCCTTCGCGAGTGCCTTGCGGAGCCGCTTCGCGAGCCGCTCGGCGGCGCGGTCGAGCTTGGCGTCGTCGATCTCGAGGCCACGGACCAGGTCGGCCGCCGCGTCGACACCTGCCTGGTGGAACGTCTTCGCGGTCGACTGGCCGAGCTTGGCGGCCTGGGCCTCGAGCTGGGCCTGCAGCGCGTTGATCTGCGCGATGGTCCCGGACCCGCCTGCCGCGATCGCCTCCGCGGTCGCGAGGCCGCCGTCGACGCCGGCGTCGATGATCTGCTGCAGCGCGGTGGCGTTGATCTTCCCGGTGAGCTGCGCGATCAGCTCGGCGTACCGCTGGGCCCGGACGACCTTGTCCTTGAGCTGGTCGACCAGGGTGGTCGAGGAGACCGTGCCGTCCTCGTTCTGGCCGAGGTTGGTGATGTTGCCGGTGGCGACGACGCCGGCCTTCACGGTGGCGGCATAGTCGGCGAACGCCTGCCGGGCCGCGGCGAGCCGGTCGCGGGCCTTGGCCAGCGACGCGGCCATCTTGTCCTGCGCCTTGGCGTTGACAGCGAGCGCGGCGGTCTCGTCGCGGATCGACTTCGCCGCGGCCTTCCTTGCGGCCGTGCTGGCCTTGGTCGCGGCCTCGATCGCCTTCTCGAGCTTCTCGCCCTTGAGCCGGTTCTTGAGCCGCTTCGTGGTGGCCGCGAGCTGGTCGTCGAAGGTGCCGTCGAGCAGCTTCGTGACCCGGTCGAGGACCTTGGCCAGTCCGGCCGTGCCGTCGGTGACCCCGACGGTCAGGGCGAGCAGCGGGTTCGACGACTGCCGCCCGAGCGGGTTGAGCTTCCCGCCGAGGTCCTTCAGCCCGTCGGTGACCTTGTCCTTGAGGCCGTTGATCTTGTCGGTGACCTGGCCGATGAGCTCGTCGATGCCGTTGAGCAGGCCCTGGATGATGTCCCGGCCGGTCTGGACGAGCCACGTGATCGCACCGGCGACCGCGGCCTTCACCCGGCCGGGCAGGCCGCCGATGGTGCGGAGGACGTCGGCGATCTTGGTCGCGACCTTGACCTCGAACTCGGCGACCTTGCGGCCCGCGTTGAACAGGGACTGGCCGAACTCGATGACCTTCGCGACGACCTTGACGATCGTGGTCACGATCCCGACCAGGACCGAGAACAGGGTGCCCTGGATGAACCCGGAGAGCCGGATCAGCGGGGGCAGGACCTTGCCGAGGATCGCCGCGGCGAACTCGAGGACCTTGCCGATCACCTTGACGACGACCAGGACGATCTTCTGGATGGTCGGCTGGTACTGCTGGAACTTCGCCAGTGCCTTCTCGAGGGAGGGCAGCAGTCGGGATCGGAAGGTCGTGACCAGCTGGTCGAAGACGGGCTTGAGCTTGGTCGCGACGCGGCCGGCGATCGCGACGACCGCGGGGACGAGCTGGCCGTAGATGAACTGCGCCAGGGTGGCGACGATCGGGATGACCCGGGTGCCGATGATGTTCGCGACGTCGGAGAAGACGGGCAGGAGGCGGGAGGCTAGGTAGCCTGCGACCGCCACGACGGCGGGGAGTACGACGTTCTGCGCGGTGTCGGCGTAGGTCTGGAGCGCGGTGAGCAGCGGCGTGAGGGCAGAGGCCCCGCCGCCGAGGTCTCGTATCCGGGCGAGCGCTGCCTCGAGCGTGTTGCCGACCTGCTGGACGTAGGGCGCCAGACCGGACGCGGCGGCGGCGACGGTCTCGAAGGCCGGGGTGAGGTTGCGGTTCAGGAAGGCCGCGGCCTTGGTGAGGATCGGCAGGAGCGCGGTGCCGATGCGGGCCTTGAGGTTCTCGACCTGGGCGCCGAGGCGCTGCTGCTGCCCGGCGAGTGTGGACGACTCACGGGAGAACGCGCCCTGGGTGCGGGACGTCTTCTCCATCAGCAGCTCGAGCCGCTCCTGCATCTCGGCCTGCTTCAGCGCCGACCCGGTGAGCTTGTCGAGGCCCTTCGCGGCCAGGCGGGCGCTGACGTCGGACTGCTTGATCGAGACGCCGTACCGCTCGATCGGGTCGGCCTCGCCGCGCAGCAGCGACGAGACCGACCCGATGGCCTCCCGGGTCGTCCCGCCGAACGTGGCGGCCATGTCCGCGGCGCGCTTGTTGAGCTGCGCTGTGAGGTCGGCCGTCTTCGCCAGCGGCACCCCGGCGCCGTTGAGGGAGGCGCCGACGACGTTGGACAGCTCGCGGTACTCGTTGGCGGAGAGGCCGATCGCCTGGGCGGCCTGGTTGGACCGCTTGATGACCTTGTCGGCGAACTTGCCGAACACGGTCTCGGTCGCGCCGAGCGACTGCTGCGCGTTCGAGGCCGAGTCAACTGAGGCCTTCGCGATGACGGCAGCGCCGGCCGCGACGGCGCCGAGCCCGACGGCCGCGATCCGGCTGGCCTTCGCGACCAGCCCGCCCATGCGGTTGGCGCGGTCGGCGACCCGGTCGAGGCCCGCGACGGCGCCGCGGTCGCTGTACTGCGTGCTGATCTGGATCGGCCCGGCCATCGTGTGTCACCTCCCTCTGCTCGCCAGGTGTACGAATGCGTCGCGCTCGACGCGGGTCAGCCGTGGCCACAGATCCCATGGCTGACCGGTGAGCAGGCACCAGGAGGCCCGCTCCTTCGCCGTCACTCGACGGCGCTGGGCCCTTCCCCCGCCGGGGTCTCCATCGTCTCGGGGTTGAGGTCGGTGCCCTCGTCGTCGACGAAGTAGGCGAACGCCTCGGCGAGCGGCATCGCCATGGCGACCTGCTTCGCCTGCGTGGGCGACACGAATCCCTCGGCCGTGTCCTTGCGGAGCTGGTGGACGAAGATCAGCACCCGCATGGTCATCACCGGCTTCTGCTCGGCGTGGGCGTACGGGTCGAAGCCGTCGAAGTGCTGGGCGATCGCGAGCTCGTCGAACCCGGTCAGGGTGTCGAGGAAGCCCTCCATCGTCTCGTCGGTCTGGGCCGTGTAGGTCTTGGTGCTCATCGGTTCATTCCTCGCTGTCGGATGGTGCGGTCGATGTGCTGGTCGATTCGGTCGACCGCGAGCGGCTCGAGCTCCCGGTCGGTGTCCTGCATGAAGCCGACCGGCTCGATGTTCCGAGCTGGCCAGCCGTAGTTGAGCGGGCCGAGGTAGGGCACTGCCTCGGAGCCGGCCTGGACGTACGCCTTGCCCTTGGAGCGGCCACCGCGGGCCGTGGCCGCTGCGCGACCGGACTTGCGGGGGATGCGACGCCGCAGCCGCTCGGCGGCCTCGGTGGCGATCTCGTCGAGCGCCTCGCGGGGGTCCTCGATCTCCTCGGCGATCTGGCCCATGTCGCGGACGACGTCGTCGACGCCCTCGACCCGGATCCCGATCGCGTCGGCCATCAGCTCTGGTTCCGCTCCGCGCCGTCGAGGCGGACGACGGTGACCTTGAGTCGCCCGTGCTCGACCACGACGTGGACCTCGGTGACGGCGCCCTCGGGCCAGCCGAGCCGCTCCGCGAACTCCTTGATGGCCACCATGTCCGCAGCGCTCGCAAAGAACGACTCACGGACGAGCGACGGCAGGCCGCGGGCCATCAGTGCCTCCGGACGCCGACGACGGTGATCCGCACACCGCCGTTGGGCGCGGCGGGATCGGCCCCCACACGGACCTCGACGACGTCGTTGACGTTGAGGCCCAGCTTCTCCATGAAGCGGAGAGCGGCCTTCTCCTCGGACTTCGTGGCGTCGTAGGTCCGCGTCTGCACCAGCCGGGTGGTGCTCAGGCCGTGGTAGTCCGCGATCTCGGCCTCCAGCGCCCGCTTCGTCGCGCTCATCAGGCCGCGACGAGCGTGGGCTTGGCGGTGAAGTCCCAGGTGACCTCGGTCGACCAGCGGGCGTTCGCGTCGGCGTTCGCGTCGCCGCCGAGGATGGTGCCGTCCGGCTCGGTGATCACGACGTTGCCCGACCAGTGCTGCTGCGTGGCCGAGGCGGTCGTGTTGCCGTAGGGCTTGATCAGAGCCGCGACGGTGGTGCCGGCGACGGTCCAGATCTTGTTCCACAGGCCCGTCGAGGCGGTGTCCTGGGTCATGACCATCTTCAGCGAGTAGATCCGCCCGCCGCCGGCCGCGGCCTCGGCGAACGTGGTCTGGTCGGAGTCGGCCGCGCGGGACAGGATCTCGCAGTTGAAGACCTGCGCGGTGTAGTCGGTGGCGGCGATGCTCAGGGTGAGCAGGCGGGTGCCGAGGGATGCCATCAGTCGTCGGCCTCTCTGTGTCCGTTGATGAAGACGCACGGCACAGTCGTGCCGTCCGGGAATTGCGTGCGTTGCGGGACAGCGCTGGTGACGATCAGCACGTCCTTCAGTGCGTCGACGAGCGCGGGCACGACGTCCTCGATGAACCGCTCGGCGATCGCCATGTTCTGGCTGAGCACCACGACCACGTTCCAGCTCGGGTGCGCGTAGACCCGGCCGAAGGCGTTCTCGTAGTTGATGCGCTCGAGGCGCACGAACGCGTGACCGGGGTTCGTGGTCTGCTCGTAGTACGGGGTGCATGTGACGCCGTAGACCGTGGTGGCGGCCTCGGCGATCTCCTCGCGGATGCTCATCCCACGACCGTCCTCAGGTAGGGCCGCTCGAGACGGCGGACCTCGGCGTCCTCGAGCGAGGGCCGGGCCGCACCCATGTCGGTGGACTGGAATCCCAGCGGCAGGTTCCGCATCTCGAGGTTGCGGTGGACGCGCCGGCACAGCGCCTCGAAGAGGTCCGGCTCACCCATCAGGTAGTCCGGGACGCGGCACTTCTTGGCCTGCGCGGCCTTCTCAGCGAGGTACGCCGCCTCGACCCGGTCAGCGTCGTCGTAGTACGACGAGCCGAGGTAGGTGGTGACCTCGGAGAGTTCCGAGGAGTTGATCCCCACCCCGGCCACGTCAGCCGTCCTTGACGGTGACCTGGCGGTCGCCGAGGACGAAGTCGCCGGTGACGTCGAGGACGTAGAGGCCGCCGGTGACGGGCCGCTCGGAGCCGTCCGGGCGGCGTACGACGGTGCCCTCGGGGACCTCGACGGTCTCGCCGACGGTGAAGTTCTTCCGCTCGGCCATCAGAACTCGTCCTCCTCCTGGTCGGCGAGCGCCTCGTCGAGCGTGGCGAGCAGCTCGCGGTACGTCGCGTTCGGCATCTCCGTGACGGAGCCGGTGAGCTTGGCGACCAGGTCGGCCCGCGGCCCGTCGAACCCCTCGGGGACGAGAGCGAACAGCTCGCTGTCGGTGAGCCGGTCGAGCCGCAGCCGCATCGCCTCGCGCTTCGCGACGAGCTGCTGTGCGTCGGGGCCGGTGACCTCGAGCAGGTAGGCGTCACGGTCGTCGAGCTCGGCGTCCTCGAGGAACCGGTCGTCCGACGGGCGGACGGCGCCGCGGTCGTTGCGGCCCACGACCGCGGTCGGTGGCGCGTCCGCGGGCTGGCCGGCCTTGGCCGCCGGGGACAGCGCCTCGGGTGCCTGCTGGCGCCGCTGGCGGGCCATCAGGCGTCCGCCGTGGTGTAGTCGACCGGCTTGACGTCGGAGTCGCGGGTGACCGCGGCGGCGCCGTAGCCCCAGATCGCCATGTCGATGGACTTGACCTGGTACTCGAACTCGAACCGCTTCGGGGTCGAGGCCCACGCCCACACGCTCGACGGGACGAAGTTGTACGACTTCTTGTCGTTGCCGGTGCCGAGCGCCCACGCGGCGCGGACGGTCTGGTTGCCGACCTGCACCCGGTCGAACCCGCCGCTGGTCTGGCCCTGGGCGTTCTGGGCGCCGAGGATCGGGAGCAGCGGGCGACCGGCGGTGTCGGCGGCGTTGACGAGCGCCGGGAACAGGTTGCCGTCGGAGGCGAAGGCCGTGAACCGGTTGCCGCCGCGGACGAACTGCAGGCCGGCGAAGTAGCCGGTCAGCGCCTTCACCAGCGCCGCGTCGACCGCGCTCGCGAGGTTCAGCTCCGCGGTTCCGACCGCCGCGAGGGCCGTGGCGATCATGGTCTCGAGGGACTCGTACCAGCCGCCGAGCATCTCGGCCCAGATGATCCCGTCGGCCTTGGGGTTGCCGGCCTGGTCCCAGACCTCGCGGTTGATCTCGATCTTCCCGGACTTCGCCGTCGGGGTGACCGTCTGCACGGTCGCGGCGAAGGCGCCCGGGGTCGGCTCGACGCCCTGGGTGTGGGTGCCGACCAGACCGGAGGCCGAGGCGAACTTCGGGATGGTGAACGCCGTGATGTCGTCGAGCACGCCGGTGGTGACGAGCTCCCACAGCGGCCGGCTGAACTGGAGGTTCGGCACGTACAGGTCGGGCCGGTTCTTCACCGGGTTGAGCGACGCGGTGTTCGTGGTCGTGACCGCGAAGGCGGCGAGCTCCTCGACGAACTCGTCGAGACGCTGCTTGGCCGCGCTGTCGCCGCTCTGCGAGGCCCGCAGGTCCATCGCGAACGAGTGCTCCCCGGGCAGGCCGTCGAAGCGGTAGGGCGACGGCTCGTTGACCTCGAGCCCGTCGGTCGCGCTGATCTTCTCCGCGTGGCCCTGGGGGTCGGGGACGAGGTGGCCGAACGCCTCGGTCAGGGCCACGGTGAGCGGCTCGACCAGGCCCGTCATGTCGAAGGCGGTGCCGGCGCCGAGCGAGGCCTCGAAGGCGGTGACGTCCTCGGGCTTGCAGTCGGTGATGCCGGCGCCGTGGACGACACCGCACTTGGTGCACTTCATCTGGTTCTCCTCGATGTCGAAGGTGACGCTGCGGACTCGCGCGCCACCGAAGACCGGGGCGGGAGTGAGGCTGATCTCGTGGATGGGGATGTCGACGGCCTCGTAGGTGCCGTCCTGGGCGAGGCGGTACTTCGCGCCCTCGTTGGGTCCGATGGACAGGCCGTCCCAGACGCCGTCCTCGGCCATCGACAGCGCGTGGTCGCCGGCAGCGCCGCGGGCCACGCGGAGCGCCACGGCGTAGCCCTCGTCGGTGTCCTCGGCCTCGAACAGCACGCCGGTCGCGGTGGCCTTGTCGTGGCTGACCCAGAGCTTCACGCTCGACAGCGCCTCGCCGTAGGGGCGCACGGTGCCCTTGCTGAACGTGAAGCGCTTGCCGTCCTTGACGGCCGCGACACCGAAGGGGACCGCGAGGCCGCGGATGACGCGCTTCTCGCGGTCGACCGCGAAGACGGTCCCGGCGGGGACGACGTCCATCGTCTGGGCGGTGTCGAAGACGGTGTCGAGCTGGACCGTGGTCGTCATGCGGACTCCTCGGAGGGGACGGCGCGGAGCGGCGCGGGGGCCGGCGTGGGCCGGGCGGCGGCGGGGATCTGTGGCTTGCCCTCGGCGGGCCGGATCTCGTCCTCGGCGATCGCGCCGACCTCGATCCCGAGCTTGTAGGCCTCGTACCGGTCCTTGGCCGACGAGCGGAGGAACCCGTCGAGGTCGAAGCGGACGACGGTGCCGCGGGGCGTGCAGTCGCCCATCGACAGCCGGTCCTCGATCGCCGCGCGGTACAGCCCGAGGGTGAAGTCGAGGAACGCCTTGCGGCGGTCGAACTGGTTGGCGTAGGTCCGCGAGGTCGTGCTGACGCCGAGCTCCTCAGGGTCGACGCCGGCCACCCGCGCGATCTCGAGAACGGCGTGCTGGCGCTGGTCGGCGAGCTCGAGCTGCTCGGGGTTGAACTGGCCGGCGTGGTAGTTGAGCGCGGCTGGGATGTAGGCCGTCGACCGCGTGCGGGCGGCGTTGGCCCACGGGTCGAGCAGGTTCTCCCGCAGCTCCTCAGGTGTGGCGTACGGGTCGACGCCCTCGGCGGGCGTGAAGTAGTCGCCGGGCGGTGCGCCGTTGGCGTACCGCTGTGCGGCCTGGTCGAGCAGCAGGCACTGTCGAATGGCGCGGGCGCCGGCGGTGAGCATGCCGTCGGTCGGCGAATCGAAGCGGATTAGCTGCTCGTCGGGGACGTGCTTGCCGTCGACGTAGACCTTGCCCTGGTCCTCGTCGACGCTGACCTGGCCGGGCTTGAGCCGCTTCACGTACAGCGGGAAGTCGCGGTAGCCCGTCTCGACCTTGCGCCACCATGCGACTTGCTCGAAGAACAGGTCCTCGACGAGCCGCGTCATGGTGACCGACCGGGGCACGGTCCGCTCGGGCTGGGCCAGCCACGACGCCGGCTCGACCGTCAGGTCCGCCTTGATCGTCGTCAGCGGCAGACCACCGAGCGAGCCGCAGACCAGGTCGCGCGAGCGCTTCACCGCGGGAACCTGGATCGCCTCGCGCCGCGACACCTTCGCCGCGGTGCCGGTCGGGGTGGCGTACGACTCGAGGCCGACGACAGACGGCGGGAAGGCCTCGGCGTCGACAGCAAACGCCGTCGACGCCGGGGTGCTCTCCATGCCTGTGTCGGGGACTCCCGACCGCAGCGCCCTCGTCATCCAACCCACGCCGCCGAGCGTGCGGCGTACGACGGGCTACGACTGGGGGTGTTGCCGATTCTGGGTAACTCGGTTGCCGGAATTGGGCAACACGATCCCCTGGATCTGGGACCGCGGAGCGCGCGCGGCCTGGAGCGCCCACACTGCGGCCTTGGCCGCATCGGCCCGACCGGTCGACGTCATCCGTGGCCCGTTCACCCCGGGCAGGGTCCGGAGGGCGGTGACCTGCCCGGTGAGGTGCTGGCCCCCGTCGTGGCGTACGACGCCCTCGGCCAGCAGTCGGGAGAGGTCCTGGGCGGCAGCGAGGACCTGCCCCTCTCCGGACCGCATCGACCGGCGTCGCAGCGCTGGGTGCTCGACGAGCGACGCCCCGACGGTGGTCTTCCCGCGGAAGCCCGACGCCCGGAGCGCGGCTGCAGCGGCGTGCACGTCGGGGTGATCGGAGGCGGAGACGATGACACCGTCCGATGTACGCCAGGCCAGGACCAGGCTGACGCCCTTGTCGAACCACGACTCGATCGCCGCGGCGGCAGGTGTCTCACCTGAGACATCTGCGGTCAGCGCTGCCCACGCCTCGGCGGTGACGACCGGCTCGCCCTTCTCCTGCCGGCGTACGACGAGGTCCCAGCGGTTGAGGTACTGGTGCGCCCACGATCCGACGGGGTCCGGGTCGTCGAGCTCGGGCGTCGCCTCACGGGCCTCGAGCAGCTTCGCGGCGATCATCTCCCGGCGGTCCTCGGTCCAGTGCGGAGAGGCTGCGCGCCAGGTCTCCTCGGCGAACATGTCGGCGCCGGGCGGCACACCCCAGAGCAGCAGCAGGGTGCGGCCATCGTCGGCGGCCATCGCCGCTGCGATGCGGCGCTTCATCAGCGACGTCGCTCGGCGGTGCGAAGTGCTGGTGAGCACGACCTGCGGCGAGACGCGCTCCATGGTGGCCGGCTCGAGGTCCTCGGAGATCCGGCCGGGCTCGACGTCCCAGCACTCGTCGGCCAGGCCGAGGGCGACGTCGAAGGTGTAGGCCGCGGTCTTCGCGAGCCAGCGGGCGCCGTTCGGGTGCGCGACGACCTCCTTGCCGTTGCCGCGTGTCACGGTCCAGCCCTGGTTCTCGCACCAGGGCCAGGCGCGCTCCTGGACCTCGCGTACGACGCCGAGGTCGCGGCCGAAGTGCATGACGACCTGGCCGGGCTCGAAGAGGTCGACGCCGAACTCCAGTCGCCACAGGGCTAGAGAACGGAGACGCTCCGACTTGCCCGCCCGCCGCGGTGCGGACTCGACGACGTTGCGCCAGCACAGCCGCCCGTCCGCGTCGTGCTCGAGCTGTCGGACCATCGCGAGCTGCTGCCACCAGCGCAGCGTGATCTTGCGCCGCTGGCGGATCCACTCGATCGCGCCCGGCCCGTAGGACCCCACCGCGTCCGGGTGCACGGCCGTCATTGCCAGCGGAGGCGAGGCGTCCTCGGGGAGGTCGAGGTACGGCGCGAGCCACTCGGGTGCGGTCTCGACGTGATGCGCCCAGGTGAGCCGCTCATCGAGTTCCCAGAGGTCTTCGGCGCCCCGGGAGAGAGAGACGGGAAGCGGCGAAGGCTTCCCGGAGCCATCGCCGCCGGGAAAAACGTCGGTGCCTGCTGCTAGTGCGTCAGCGGCGCGCTTCGCGGCGAGCTCGACGGGCCCGGACTTGTCGCTGCAGGTGCCGTGCTCGACGCGGTGGTTGTTCGGCGCCCACGTCAGGTCGGGGCGCTGCCAGCGGGGCACGATGTGCCCGACCACCCACCGGTCGCCGACGGTGACCAGCTCGTCGCACTGCCCGCACGGTGTGGGCCAGGTGGTGCGGAAGGCGAGCGCTGCCCGGGCCGCGTGGACCCGACGACCAGCCCACGCCGGGACGGCAGTCGTGGTCACGCGCCCTCGCGGTGCTGCGCCTCGCAGGGTGCGAGGGCCTGGCCTGGCAGGACCAGGCACGACGCGGTCGAGCAGGGGTCGAGGACGCCTCGGTCACGGGCCTGAGCGATGGCCTTCGACACGGTGCTGGTGCTCGCCCCGCCGAGGGCCTGGCCGAGCTGCCCGGGGTACAGCCTGGCGTGACCCTGCCGGTCGACGTGGGCCAGGCACCAGACCCACACCCTCGCCCACGCTGGCAGGTTGTGGTTCTCGGTCGAGGCGACGAGGACGGCGTCACGCGGGTTGTCACGTAGGTCGTCACGGCGTGACGTCATGCGCCCCTCCGGAGCTGCTCTCGAACTGTCTGCCTGGCCGCGTCGGCTTCGCGCGCGCCACCTTCAGGTGAGAGCGATGAATGGGTGGTGGAGTCCTGGGGTAAGTCCTCCGTCCCTCCTATGTCCTTCCTAGGCCCCCCCTTTTCGAGGGGGCTCAACCCCTCAATCTGGGGGGGCTGGAGCACCCCCTTTCTGAGGGGGCTGAGCCCCCCTCTTTCGAGGGGGCTGCTGCCCCCCTGAATCGAGGGGGCTGAGGCTGGATCGAGACATAGTCGGTAGACCTGCCGATCACCGTCACGCGGGTGCTCGACCAGGCGATCGATCAGACCGGCCTTGTCGATCTGTTGCACCGCGAGCCGCACGTACTCCTGCAGCTTCGCGCGACGAGCGGTCACGGCTGCGTCGGCCTTGTTCTCGGCGGGCACGTCGTACCCCATCGCGAAGGCGAGCACTTCCCACCCGCCGAAGTAGAGCCGTGCTGGTCGGCCATCGCTCGGGCGGTCGAGCGCGACCAGCGCCATGCGAAGCAGGACCTTGAACGGCCGGGCGGGTAGGTGAGCTCCAAGGGCCGAGACGGCCTTCACGAGCTCGATCCCCATCAGCCGAGGACCGTGGCGCGCGCCTGCTCGAGGTGCTCACGCCGGATGGACCAGACGTCGCCACCAGCGAGCCCGGCCGCGCCCACGGCGACCAGCTTGACCTGCCCATCGCTGAGGCCCGCGAAGACGTCGGGGAACTCCTCGACGATGCGCCGACGACGGGGGTGTGCAGACTTCGCATACCCCTTGCTGGACTGCATGACCCGCCCGACCGCGGCGTACGCGGTCGGGTCTGCGGAGACGTACCGCTTGGCCATCAGACGGCCTGCTCGAACTGGGCGTCGATCCAGGCGCGGACGTCCTTCTCGCGCCAGACGAGCATCCCCTCCATCCGGGCACCCTTCGGGCCGCGGCCCTGCTGGCGCCAGGCCTTCAGCGTGTTCACTGAGATCCCCAGCATCTCGGCCGTCTCGCGCGTCCGCATTAGTCGTACAGGCTCTGCCATTTGCGGTGCTCCGTTCGATGTAAGTGGTTACATCGTGACGATACCTCCCCGGATGGTGTGGCGGTCAACGCCGCAGCGTTGTAGCGTGTCGAATGTGACGGATCGTGATGCGCAGGTGGGCGCGCAGGTGGCATGCCTACGTCGGCTACGCGAGATGAGCCAGACCGAACTCGCGCAGAAGGTCCGACTGCGGCAGCAGACGATCGCGAAGATCGAGGCCGGTACGCGACCTCTCCGCATGGTCGAGGCGTCCGACATCGCGGTGGCGCTCGAAGTGCCCTTATCCGCGCTCGACGATCGCCCGAACGCCACCCTGGACGACCTACGCGCGGACAGGCTCGGCGCGGAGATGCAGCTGATGCAGGCCGAGGTCATCGACCGGTTCCTGGACCTTGTGCGCACAGCGACGCTTCTGCAAAGCCTAGTGACCGGCAATGCATTGAGCCCATCGGCCCTTAAGGGCGCGGAGCAGGAACTCGAGGGCTTCGGTCCTGGGCACACTGTCGCCCGCCTGGCTTGGATGGTTGAGTCCGGCTACGGCGAGTCCGCCACCGAAGCCGAAGCCGAGAGCCCGCCGTTCTGATGGCGAGCATCGCGAAGCGGGACAACGGCAAGTGGCGTGCGCGGTATCGCGACGAGCGCGGCAAGGAGCACGCCCGGCACTTCGATCGTCGAGTCGACGCGAAGGCATGGCTCGACCGGGTAACCGCGTCCGTCGTACGCGGCGACTACGTCGATCCCGGGGCCGGGCGGATCACCTTCGAGCAGTGGTATGACGAGTGGTCGGCCCGCAAGGTCTGGGCGGGCGGCACGGTGCTGTCCGCACGGCAAGCCGCCGACTCGGTGACCTTCGCGACCGTGCCGATGAGCAAGATCAGGGCGTCTCACCTCGAGCAGTGGGTCAAGGCGATGACCCTGCCGGCCGAGTCCCGGAAGAGTGGACTCGCGCCGTCGACGATCAGCACCCGGTTCAACTACGTGCAGATGGCGTTCCAGGCCGCGGTCCGCGATCGCGTCATCCAGCACAACCCCTGTGCCTCGGTGGTCCTGCCCAGCGCCCGGCGTCAGGAAGCCGCCATGGTGCTGCCCGAGGCTGCCGAGGTCGCCAAGGTCCTGAGGCTGCTCGAGGGGCGACCATTCGGCACGTTCGTCGCCCTCTGCGCGTTCGCCGGGCTGCGCCTCGGCGAGGCGGCCGGGCTGCAGGTCGGCGACGTCGACTTCCTGCGGCGCACGCTTTCGGTCTCGCGGCAGGTCCAGGGGCAGACGGTGGCCACGACCGAGATCGTCCCGCCGAAGCACGGCTCGGAGCGCGTGGTGCACATCCCGGCCGAGCTCGCCGACCTGGTCGCCGCCCATGTCTCCCGGCTCGGCGCCTGGGGTGACGAGCAGTGGCTGTTCGGGTCGGCTGCCGACGTACGCCTGAACCGGAACTCAGCCGGCAACCTTTGGCGCGGCGTCCGCGGTCGCGCGGGCCTCTCTGCCGACCTGACGCTGCACGACCTCCGCCACTGGTTCGCTTCCGGGCTGATCGCCGCCGGCTGTGACGTCGTGACCGTGCAGAAGGCCCTCGGCCACTCGAGCGCGGACATCACGCTCAAGGTCTACGCCCACCTCTGGCCGACCGCGGCGGACAAGACGCGCACGGCGGCCACGGCGATGATGCGCGGCGTTCTTGCGGACCCTGAGCGGACTGAGGCGGTCGAGTAGCGCGATGACCAGGCAGTTCACCCCCGCGTCAGCGGTAGTTCGTGTACCTCAGCCCCCGGGATGCCCTGGGGTGCGCTGGGGTGCTGCCCGCGCCCTGCCTGGATCGTCGGTGATGCCGTGTGGTGTCGCGGGCGTCCTGTGGTGCCTCTGCTGCGGACTCGCTGCGGACTCCGCCCTGAGAGGGGGTGGTGCGCCGGCCACCCGCTGAGCGCTCGCGACGGGACGCGTCCCGCGACCTCACCAGGTCCAGCGTGGAGGGTGCCAGCCCTCCCCCGGACATGAAGAAACCCCCCAGAGTGCCAGCTCTGGAGGGTCAGGTCCCCGAAGGGGAAAGCAATGTCTGAGACAGAAGGTACTACCCCTGCGCCCGAAGGCGCTACCCCCGCGGCCGAGGTGCTGGCCGCGCTCCGCGAGTACCACGCCGCCACCCTGGCGGCTATGGGACGGCTCGACGAGCGGCTCAGCCGGCTTGAGGGGGCGCAGCGATGAGCGCCCCCGGACCCGAGTACTGCCCGTCGTGGTGTGTCACCCCGACCGAGAACCACATCTGGCAGCTCAGCGAGGACGACGGCCCGTTCATCAGCCACGACGGCCCGACCTTCGGTGACCAACTCGTGTACGTCGGCGGCGCAACGTTGATCGACGGCGCCGTGCTGGAGTTGACAGCGGACATCGACTCCATGGCCTACAAGCGGATGGACGCCACCGAGGCTCTTGCTCTCGGCCAGGCTCTGCTCGAGGCCGCGGCGTGGCTGGAGGCTCAGCAGTGAGCGCCGGGAAGGTGGTGTGCCCGGCGTGGTGCACCCAGGAGATGCCCCACGACAGCACGGACCTAGACAGGCGCCCAATCCAGCACACCGCACCCGCGTTCGGGAACGGCGAGTGGGTGGCGATCTTCCAGTTCGATGACGGCACCGACCCCGGGTACGAGATGCTGATCGACGTCCCCGCTGCCAACTGGGACGTGGCCAACGCCGAGGACCGGAAGCGGTTCGCCTCGGAGCTGCTCGACCTCGCGATGTCCGCCCTCGCCGCAGCGAAGTGGCTGCAGGAGCTCTAGGCGTACGACGGCCCGTCACCCGGACAGCGAGAACGGGTGACGGGCCGTCGTACGCCTAGAGCTC